CCCGCCGCCATGCCGAGTAATTGTGTGCCAATCGGCTGTTGCTGGGCGGCATAGTTCATCCGCTGATTGTAAGTGTTCATCGCCCACTGCTGTCCTTGCGCCCCCGCGCTGGGGTCAACAGTCAGTCCTTGATTGATTCCCATCGGGTTGAACGGACTTGCGCCTTGTTGCGCCCCACTCAGTTGACCGAACTGGGCGACCGGCGTTGTGCCGCTCAGGAAACTGGCAGCATTGGCCAGTCGTTGCTGGCGCATCCTCCATGCCGCGTCACCAACCGATAACGCCTCGGCTGCCGCCGCACCCGATCCCAGGATGTTCCCCCGGGCCGTCTGGGCAGCCTGCTCGGCCTCGGTCACCTCGCGCCTCATGCCGGGTGCAAGTTCGTAGCCACGATCAAGATCGGCCAATGCCTCCTCACCCATGCGCTCACGAATCGCCGCACCTGTCGGGTCAGTCGCCTCCAGTTCTTTTTTGCGTTGGGCGACAAAATCCAGTCCGTACTTCTTCTGGACATCCAGCATCGTCTTGGCCATGTAGTCGGCTGCCTCGGCCCCAAACTCCATCTCCTCCCGGGTAGCGTCCACATCCGAATAACCAGCAAAGTCGTAGGTGACATCCTTCACCCCGGTCTTGTTGCCGTCCTTATCAAAGATCGGCACCTGGACATCTATCTTCTTCCCGAACTTCGCAGCATTGGCCACCAATTTCTGGATGCCCAGTGTCTCCAGGTTTGCCCACACTCCCGCCTCATTCGCCCCAGCAATACTGGCGGGATCAGGTGGTTTTTCTGAATATAGTCCCATAATTAAAATTCCTCCTTCAGGAATAACTCCCGAACTTTCAAACTTATGTTTCTCAAGTGATCATTTCCTCCCGTGATGTACGCCACCAACAATGCCAACTCAGTCAACTGATCTCGTATCACCAAAGCATAATTTTTTCTCGTCTTATCTTTCCCCATCCATTCGTTGGAATCAATCCACGCATTCAGACTGGTCACATGTAACGGCAACAACGCCGGTTTGTTCGCATCAAAAAATGCGTTGTTAGGCAAATCGATTAACAGTAACTGCGCCAAATCATAACTGTTCTTACGCACCCACTTCTTCGGCTCATCCACCAGGTCATCAATCAAACGCGCCGACCGGGCGATGATCGAAAGATAACCCCAGGCATCCACATTTCCGTTGGCGCACAATCTCATGGCTTCATGTACTTTCGCGTCATAGGTCACGATTCCACCCCCACACTGTTGATAAAGCCGCCCGCATGGACAGATCGCAGTGCCAGGTATTTGCTGTCAGTTCCCGCCTGGGCGGATTGTTTGAAATTAAATTGTAACTCGCGGAACTCCGGGTAATGCGTCATCGAATAACGGAACCGCGTGACGGCACCACTGCCAAGCGTCGATGGCAGCGGGAATGTCAATCGTAACTCACCCGAACCGGTGTCCAGTTCATCCGCCAGGTTCGCCTTCACCTCGTTGTCCAGCAACACGCCGATGTCGATGACCGCATCACTCCGGTCAAACTCGAACTCGGCAAACTCCACATCCTTGGAAGTCATCTGCTCACCAAATGTGAATGCTCGGGTGGTCGCCTCCCAACCGGTGTCCATGTACCGAAACGCCTCAAGATTGGCATCACCATTGCCAGCGTCACTGATGGTAATGGTCGGAACAGATGTGTAGGCACTCCCGGTGTTGGTTATCGTAACCGAATCAATCACCCCACCACTCACCGTGTAGGTTCCCGCGAAACTCGATCCACCTCCACCTGTCGCACCTAAAGTTCCCGCTGAGTAACCGGTTCCCCCCGCTTTAATCCGAACATCGTCAACCCCACTTGCGGTTCTTATTCTGTCCTGGTAGTCCGTATCAACCAGGTTGATGTCCTCCACAAAATCGCGGTACTGAAGCGGGTTGCCGATCTTGTCCAGGCTAATCAAAAACGGTTTGCCTCCGCTGAACTGCGTCACTGCATAGTCAGTCGGGTTGATATAACTGGACTGCACACCGGAAGCGATTGTCACATCTCCACGCCACACACCCATCCAGGATTGTGTGTTCGTGTTGTAAACAATGGTGGTGTCATTGCTTGTACTTGTTGCGCCGGTCGGAAAGCTGAGGATGTATCTTCCGCGCCACCAGATTGCGGTCGCAATATGCGCCTGCGTCCAGTTGATGGAGTCGATCACATCCTGGATTGGGTAGGAGATTATGCCTACATCTGAGGCAATCATGTTCTCCTCCATCGTACGCCTAATCGACCTCACACCTGTGCGACTCAAATAATATAAATCCTCACCCACCTGGGCAATCGAGCCATGACTCAAACAACCGCTCGATGTCGAGATGGTGCGAATACTGAAAGTGCTTGCTGCCGGGACGGTCGGACTGGCAGTCGCAGGCACCGGGTTGGTGTCGATGACGTAGCAACTGTTCTTGCAGAACACCACCACGTTGAACCCAACCCAACTCGCCATCCCGGTGATCGGGTCACCCAGGCCAACCTTGAATGCGTTGGCCGCCGGGAAGATAGTTGGGAATGCCGGGGTGATGACTGCGTTCCCATCTCCCGCGTGACTTACGACAATCGTCGGCAGACTGGTATAACCAGTTCCCACATTTGTGATGGTGACCGAGTCAATCACCCCCGCATCAACCGTATAGGTGCCAGCAAAACTCGAACCTCCTCCGCCGGTCGCACTGAGTGTTCCTGCCGTATAGGTTGCGCCTCCGTTGGTGATGGTCAGTGATCCAATCGTAGTTGGCACTGCCGGGAGAATATCCGAAACATAAACCTGGTTGTCACTCGGTTGAACTGCGAAAATCCTGAAACCGTTATTGACCAAAAACTTGGAACTGCTCGGCCCATCATAAAATTCGGTAACCACCCACGCCGAACCAGTCCACGCCACCTGTCCAATAAGATCATTACCTGAATGACTCGCATAAAATAACTTATCCGCCACCTGGCAGAAATCCACCTGGGCGGTTGTGCTGTTCACATAACCAGTTCCCAAACCGGAAACAGTCACCGTCCCGCTTGAATCAATTCCGTAAATATTTGAGTTAACAAACGCAATCAGTTGTTCTTTTGCGTCTGTGTCGAAATAAGCCAAGCCTTGGGTGTTGGTCGATGTTGATGTTCCAACCAAATCCGAAAACCGATGGAACCCGCGCCGGGACTTCAGTATGCCGTTCTTTTCGGTGTCCAGGTCTTTGAGAGATTCGGCCTGACTCTCGTTGAGGAGGTTCTCGCGGAAGTTGCTTATCTGCCCGCCAACGAAACTCGCCTGACGGTCGTACTGAACCGCATCGTCAAGTCCATCGTTATAATAAACAGGCATTTAAAATCCGAAGTCATTTCGAGTATAGCCCATCCCATACACATCGGGGATGAGTCTGACTTCCTTCGCACTCTGGTTGTTCTCCTGGTCTCGCGCCACCTGCATCAGGCTGTTCGCCTGCTGGATCTCCAGTTGAGCCTTACCAAATTGTCTCGACCGCTTCAACATGTCGCCGGTCGCAAAGTGGATCAGGACATTGTCGATGCCACCCACCATCGGGGTGTCGTAATCGCTGACCATCGGCTTGATCTTTTTCTTGCCGACAATGTACAGGTTCACCGGACTACTCGCGTCATACCTGGGCCGCTCAAAAAACTTTACTCTCTGAAATTTGCTGACGTTCTCCCACTCAGGCCAATCAAAGTACACCATCGTGGATTGGTTGCGAACGCGAACATATCCGGTGGTGGTCTCTTTGCTGAGACTGTGAACTGCCGACCAGGAGTTGGTGGTGGAAACACTGCTTGCCAACGTCACCGTCTCTTTTTGCATGGTGAGTTCCTGTCCTGATATCTCGCCAACAATCGTGATCTGTTTACCGTTGTCCGCACTGTCCGAGGACAGAAACTCAATAACCCCGTAAGTAGGATCAAAATTGATGCCTGAACTATCAATAACACTGAACTGAGCAGAATCTGCATCGGTCTTAAAGCTGTCTGGGTTGGTCATGAACTGCGTTATCAACTGGGTCGGCAATAGATTCGCCTGGTTGTAGCTCACCCCAAGAATCGTCTCGAATTGTTGCGGACAAACCATCTCGTCCGCCCATTCACTGGCGATTGCCGTGGCTTTCGCACCGCTTCCCGCGCCCCCGGTAAAGACTACTGTTGGGGCGGAGGTAAATTCGGTTCCCGGGTTCTGGATGTAAATCTTGCTAACCGCGCCCCCCCCAATCTCAGCAGCAGCAGTGGCACCACTACCACCGCCACCAGTAAAAGAAATAGTGGGTGCGGAGGTGTATCCCGATCCGCCATTGTCCAGGATGATCTGCGTCAGGCGACCATCAAACGGAAGCGTGGTCTGCTCGACCTCCAACGTCTCCCGCCACAACGCCGAGTTGATGACGTTCTCATGATGTTGCCGCACAAACTCTTTGCACCGGGCCTTGGATGTGTCATCCGTTTTGTTGACCAGGTTACAGACATATGTGGCAATATCGACAAGCGTCATGATGTTGAACCAAAGAAAATAATTGTCGCTATACCGGTTGGGTCTTGAGGAGTGGTGACGGCCTCAACTTTGCCATATGTAACTGTGCAACTTACACCGGTTGCGACTCTTGCGGTAATCCTACCAAAAGAAAAATCATTCGTCGGGCTTGCATTCCAACCTGTCGCCATGACTGTGTATTTGTCACTTGGCAGCGCGGTGGTAAAAACCACACTGTAATCTCCGGTATCCGTTCTAGTTATGGATGTGATATTGTTAGAATAGGCAACCGTACATGCATCGTTATCCGTTCTCCCGGTAAACTCGGCCCACGCTTTCGCCAGCATCGGGCCTGCGAGTTTTGCGGTAAGAACATCAGCATCAACCGTCCCGGCAACGGTGGAATCAACGCTTCTTTCGGCAGTCGCCAAACGAACCACACCGCTTGTCGTAGTCACGGCAGGAAGCGTCTGCATCATGTCGGTGACGGTCGCTTTCCCGAGTTTGTTCCCGGAACCGTCCGCATCATAAACCAGGACAGTGTCGTTTGCGGGAACCACCGTCACGGTGGACTTGCCGCTGATGAGCGTGTCCGCCACCTGTATGTCCGCCGCCGCTGAATCGGCAGCATCCAACTCCAGGTCGGTGGTAAAACCAACCGCATTGATCGAGTCGCTTGTTCCCACCAGTAGCTTGTTGGCGGCAACCGCAACATCGGTCGGGTTGGCACTCCCGCTGGTCGCATTCGCCTTGACCGTCGATGCCGCCATGTTGTCCAGCTTTGCGTTCTGAACCGAGTCCGCCACCAACTGCCCGGTGTCCACCGAGAGAGCGGCCATCTTGGCAAGCGTCACATCACCGTCATTGATCTTTACCGTGGTGATCGCATCATCATCAATCGAACAATTGGCGATGATGTTGTTCAGCTTCGCAGCGGTGACCGTGTCACCATCGCTGAACGACTGGGTGGTGGTTAGACCTGCCATTTAAAGCCTCCTAGATAGCCTTCTTGATGACTTTCTTTTTCGGGGCCGTAACAACACTCGCCGCATCGGCAGCCGCCTCAGCGGCATCCTCAGCCGCGTCCTGGGTCTTCTGGACACCGTGACGCAGGAAGATCGCCAGAACCGAGGTCACAACCACCTGCAACATTTGTGCCAGAGTCGCCTCGCCAGTCGCCCACGCCGAAATCGCGCCCAACGCTCCCAATAAACCGGCCCATACTGTTTTTGATTTCCACATAATTTATTTCTCCGCTATTAGTTTCTTAATCTTTATCCCGATATAAACGATTGTCAAAATTCCTATGCTGATCTGAATCATCTCACCAATGTGCATGTAGAACGACGAGATCCCCCCGCCGCTCGCGCCAATGACTTTGAGATCATCAAAGTTCATTCGGCAGCCTCTTTCTCAACCGCTTCTTCGGCAGGTGCCTCCATGCTCGCAGTCAACAAGCCCATGAAGTAGTTTCTGCCACCTTGAGCTTGATCCAGGCTAAAACTGATCGTACGAATCTTGTTCTCAAGATCGGCTACATGGTTGAATAGCACGACCTGTTCTTGCGAGAGGTCGGCCACGTTGTGCTTCTTGCCGCTGATAGTAACGGTCTGTTCTTGTTCGTTTTCTTTTTTAGCCATGACTAAATTCTATGCCGCCGTATCTTTCCAAGCCACCTTCTCAACGACACTCTCTGGTCGAGTGATCACGATCTCCGTTACTTCCTCCTGCGCGGGAACGGCAGGCGTGACCTCAAATTCCTCCATCACCGGCACTTTGTGCAGCACCGGTTCTGTCACTTCCGCGACTGCCTCAACTGCCTCGACTGCCTCAACAGATTCCACGCCTTCGACGGCCTCGGTCTTGATGTCGCCAACAGCGTTGCCTTCCGGCAACTCGTCACCGTCTTCGTAGTAAGTCGCCTCGGCGGCCTCAACACCTTCGATGGCCTCAACCGCTGGCGTAACCACTCGCGTCTGCGGTGTGCCGTCCTCGTTGTAAAGTTGGTGTTCGGTGAACTGCGGTTCGCTGACTGTGTTGGTGACTGTCTCGGTTGTGGTCTGCTCGACATATTTGCCATCGACTAAAACCACTTCAGTCGTGCTGACCTCCTCCTCGACCTCTTTTTCAACAACCACTTGCCGCTCGCCCATCACGGCT